CGACAGCTAGAGGAGAGAGCAAGGAACGACGGGTGGTAAAGCCATCGTTGTAATCCTTGCCCTTTCCTCCAACCGTGTGTGACCAGGCGGGACCCGGAGCAGTAGTAGAAACACCCTTTTAAAGCCTAACGGCGATAGGTGATTTACTGCTCTACGGGCGGACCGCCAGTGTGGAAACAAGGTTCATTGTCTCCAGACCTTTAACTTGCAGTGCGTTGTACTTCTCTAAGTCCAAGGGTTCAGGGTAAGTAGGTGTTCGAATAACCTTCTTCCACAGAGCCCGGAGCTCATTGAGATAACCAGTAGCCTCGGTGGCTTCTGAGTACAACTGACCGATGTCACGAGCTAAAAAAAGCTGCTCGATACACATCTTTCCTACAACCCTCTGGACCGACGTGAAATTCTCACCCCCGCCAGCACCCCATTCGTAGAGCATTTGAAACGCTCCATGGGACTTTAAGCTGTTGGTAAGGGGAATCGCTCGCTGAGAAGCGAGCTTCCACGTCTGCCAAGGCGCGTCGACAGGTTTAGACGGAACTCGAGTACCAGACTCGAGCACTATCCGTGCCATACGACGATCGCGATTGCTGGGGCAGAAGCGCCCAGCAGAGGGAAGGCCTAGACCCCCGAGGGACTCGGGGAGGAACCAAGGGACACGGGACGAACGGAGAAGTTCCTGATGGCTATGGATGAAGGCACTGAGCACACGCTCATGAAGCTGAGGTGGACAGAAACGTAAGAGGTCGCGCGCACGCGCCCCCAAACTTCCTGTCTCCACCCCAACATCAGCCTCCGAAACCTTACCACCGGACCTCTTCAGACCGAACAACAAACCCAAATTCACGTATTGCACCTCTTTGAAGTACCACTTCCTCGTCACCTCACGGTGGCGGACGTAGTCTTCCTCTCCCAGGCCAGGGAATGGGGGTGATCCGCGCTTGCGCACTTCTCGCACCCACTCCGTAGATTCGGAGAAAGGGGTTAGAACACCTGAGTATAGATAAGTTGTCGAGTTGATGTTGCAGAAAGTTCTGCTTCGATACACTTTACCCACCGACGGCTTGAGGCCGCAGTAGGAAGCGATCTTAGACCAGATAGCCTCTCCATCGGGACTGCACTTGATCAGTCCATCGTCCCCGTTGACCGCGAGCCGAGCGTCATGCAGCTTAATAACTGCAGAACGGTCGACTTCGAGCGACCAGCGAAGGACGGTGGCATTGATCAGGCACAGAATCGGGAAAGACGTAATAGATCCCATCAACTGCCCATTCTGCTGAGGCGCCTGCCGCCCACTCACTTTGTCCTCCAAGATATGTCCTGTGAGGGACCTCTTGAAGAGCAATGCACGGAACTCATCGAGCCCGAGCACCTGGATGATCGCATCAGCGGTCAAATCAGACGCCCAAGACTCAAGCTCGTTCGTAGCATCGGAGTAGTCGACACTCAGTAGGTACTCTCCAAACGCAAGAGACTTACCCATTCGCTCCTGGACATATCGTGCCGTAACCTGCTGGCCCGTAAGGGTAAAAGCAGGATGGCGGGCGAGATGCCTCCAGAGGTACTTCTGAAGCGGCTTAAGATAAGTGTACAGAAACGCAGGACCTTTCGTGATAACCCTCGTCTTGAGGGACTCCGGGAGCGCCAAAGGCACTGCGACCGGAACCTCCTCAAGAGCACGGAGTTCCACGCGATCCATCACTTCTGCCCACTTCTCACGCAGACGGACATCAGTTGCACCCATGTGCAACGTTCGTCCCGTTTCCAGAACCTTGACCATTACCTCCTCTTCAAACTCCAGCTTCCCATCGGACCGCACGGGTCCGGTGATGACTGGGGTTCGCAGATGGTCGAGTAAAGAGTCATCCGACAACATTACACCAGCAGCACCGCCTTTAGAGCGGGAGTTGATGTAGTTTGCAGACGTCGAAGGAAAGAACGGCTCCCGCCACTCTTCCTCCGTCATCTTCGGACACTCACCGAATACCTCCTGTACAGTCCGCAGTAGCTGTTTCGCAAACGTTTTGCGAGAGAGTACTACGTCTGTGTGCAGGGGCAACGTCTCAGACACATCCGCCCACTGTTGGCAGAAGACTAGCTCGGGAGCTTTCTTCTTCGGAGGAGTCGTCAGCTTAACAAAGGCTTCCGCCTCTGCCTGCCGAAGGAGCTCGTCACTCGGACGAGGCATCCCCTTCTTAGAGTAAAGAATACTCACGAAGAACGACTCCGCCATACCATTAGCCGAG